CACTACGAAGTGATGGTGGACGGTGTGTGGCAAGCGTTCCAGCAAGACACGCCGGTCCTCGACGGCGGCGATCCGCTACTGCAGTTCCGAGTCGTCATTACGGGTACGACCGACCTGATGCCCGGGTTCTCGTTGACGAACAGCGAGGTCGAGCTGATGCGCGCGTCAGCTCCGACCGTGCATCACATCTCTAAACCGATCACGACTGCGAGCACTCAGCACGTCAAGGTGATCAGCAAGCTGAAGAACTACGTTGAGGCGCACCACGACCTCAGCGTCGCGCTGTACTACGGCGCGACCTACGACACTGGAGGCACGGCGCAGGACGAGTTGTTGGATGACGGCACGATCGTCCGCACGACGACATTCAGTCCGGGCGTTGGGGTCACCTCGTTCCGCATCATCCACAACGGCGCGAACGACGGCGTTGGAGCACCGTTCATCGTCGGCGAGCGCATCGCGTTCACGCAACCGCCATGAGCAGGAGGAGGTGAGAGATGGCAGCAGAACCAACCGGCTACAAGGTCACGGTCAACAAGTGGTTCAAAGCCCACAACGTGACATTCCGGCCGGCCGAGACTGAGGGGCAAAAGAAGGGATTCCCGGTCTACCGGGTGCCGCTGTCCGTCTACAACGGTACGACGGACGACGGCACGCCGTTCGCCGACTTGTGCGCTACCGCAGAGCCGGAGTACCCGCGCGAATGACGCTCAATGTCTCATATGTCAACGACCTGGAGGTTAAGTCCGAGCGGACGCCTATGGACAAGGCGTTCTATAACCGCCGGTTCAAGGCGCTATGGGATGAGCTTTACCGGCTCGACGCCGAGTTCGCTGGTTTTGGTCAGGCTGAAGACACGTTGATTCAGCTCGGGCTCGTACGCATCAACACGGTGCTCGGGCCCGCGCTAACGACGATTCAGGCGGCAGCCGAGCTTGGTTTTCTGACTTGCCGGGTGACGGGAGCGAACCATTCTCTCGTGCCGGGCGAGTTTGTCGGCTGGACGGTGACCGAAGGTGCCGACCTGTTCACGCCAACGCATTTCTGTCTGGCGTTGGACGAGACCGACCCGAGCAACTGGGGCATCCTCTCCATCGACCCGGATGGATGGCACTCTACGACCGGCGATCTTTCCACTCACGTTGTGTATGCTAGCAAGACCCAGACCAGCAGCCAGTGGCAGATCGCGGCCCATGCGGGTGTTCTTCCGGCGATGGAGGACCTGCTCGTCCAGTCGGTCGCTGCCAAGGACCAGTCAGTGGCGGCGATGAACACCGTCACTGCCGACATGGTGACGGTGCAGGGCCTGATCGACGCGGTGCAGTCCGGGCCGGTGGCCTCGGTGGCGGGTAAGACCGGCGCGGTCACGTTGATCATCGGCGACATCGCCGGCCTAGTGGATGCGCTGGCGTCGAAGGCGACGACCGGGTTCGTGACATCGCAGGTGTCCGGCAAGCAGAACGCGAGCGCCAAGCTCGACGCGTTCGTCAACTTGGTGTGGGCGGCGAACAAGGTCCAGTATTCGACCGGCGCGGGCACGCTCTCGCAGTTCGACATCACCGACTACATGAAGACGCTGATGGACGACCCGGACGTGAGCACCGCGCTCTCGACGCTGGGCGTCACCACCTACATGAAGACGGTGCTGTCGGCGCCTGATTCCGCCACCGCGCGCGGAGCACTGGGAGTAGCAGCGCCTCCGGACGTTCCGGTCAAGGCCTCGACCGCGACCGTGGCGGCCGGCACCGACGACGTCCAGTTCGCGACGGCGCTCGGGATCGCGAACACGTACACGCCGAAGACAGCGGGAATCAACACCCAGACTGGCACTAGCTACACGCTGGTCTCCGACGACAACGGGAAGATCATCCGTTTCACCAGCAACAGTGCGGTGAGCTGCGTATTGCCGTCCGGCGTCACGATCGGTCACAACACGATGATCGAGCAGTTCGGCACCGGGCAGGTGACGATCAACGTGGCGACCAACGCGACCCGCAGAGCGTTCGGCGGACGTTTCAAGCTGGCGGGCCAGTACGCGACCGCCTCGGTGTTCTGCGAGTTGAACAGCGATGGCAGCCATGCCGAGTGGAACGTGAGCGGGAACCTGATCTCGTGAGACCCGCGATGCTAGGCGTGCTTGCCGCGTCTCAGGGCATCGTCAGGACGATCAACGACGGCGGTCCGGCGGTGACGATCCCGGCGGGGGTCACGATGGTCGACATCTACCAAGTTTTTGCCGGCGCGGCTGGTCTCGCTTCTCCGAACGGGATCGCAGGAGGTGATGGAGGCGCGGGCGGGGGTTGCAACTGGGGTACTGGAATCTCCGTTGTCGGTCACACTACGATCGGCGTGATCTTTTCGATCCTGATTTGGGACGGTAGTTTTTCCAGCACCATCAGCCTTCCGAACAACACCGCAGGCGGTGCTGGCGGTGCTGCCAGCGGTGCCAACGGCGGTCGCGGCGGCGCTCCTGGCACCGAGCTTGGGAACGGAGCCTCTGGAGCCGCTGGAGGTGTTCCGGCATCCAACAGCGTTCTGTCGTCATACATCGGAGCTGGTGGCATCGGCGCTGTCGGAGCAGGTGCGCCGGGGAACGGCGGTGCATGGGGTGGTGGCGGTGGTGGTGCGAGCGCTGCGGGCGGCAACAACTTTGGGACAGGTGCTCCCGGCGGAGTGCTCCTAGTCTTTCGCTGAAAGGAAATAACAGATGACGCTCACCTACCTCAGCGAAGCTCTGCGCATCGATGGCGTTACCAGCATCGATGTTTCGGACATCGAGCCTGACGAGGAGAGCGGAGGCCAAGCGCGCCGCATCGAGTTCTACACCGACGATCTCAGCGTGCTGAACCGGCGGCCGGTGCTGACGGTCATCGTCTTTGCCGGCGAAGAGGAGCCACTCAAGATTCACACGCCCACGCTCTCGTTCTGAAGGAGAACGCCATGGCCACCACGACCTACATCTACTCGGTCCCGCGCCAAGCCGGACCGCCTCCGATCACGATCCTCGGCTACTTCTCCGGCACTCCTGTCCCAGCGATGCCGGTGTGCCGGGTACCGACGCCGGTTCTGCGCGCTGTGTCGGCACGCTGCTGCGTGACCTCGCCGTTCCTGCCGATGGGGCGCTGGTACGTCTCGCCGCCGTCCCGCTACGTGTTCCCGCCGGTTCTCGTCTACCGCAGGTAAAACGTCGTCTTCGGGCATCCAGGGCCGCCCGGCTTCCATCCGCACATCACTGAAGAGAAAACAGGAGTAGCCCCATGGCGCGCCCGACGTTCGGTTTAGAGTTTTTCCGCGTTAACGACCAGCCGCAACCCGTAATTGGTGCCAACCTTGACGTGATCGGCATTGTCGGACCTTGCGACACGGCGGACGAGCAGTTCTTCCCGTTGAATCAGCCCGTCCTGATCTACAGCAACGACACCGCGTCTCTCGCCAAGCTGGGCGATGGGTCCGGCTATTTCGACGGCTACATCGCCGACGCGATCAACGGCATCAACGCTCAGCTTGCCGACTTTCAAGTGGCGGCGCAGGTCATCATCGTGCGGACGCCGTACGGCACGCACGCGGACGCCAACATCAAGCTCCAGCAAACGATCGCGAACATCATGGGCCAGTCCGTGATGGGCAACGGCATCTGGGCTCTGCTCAAGGCTCCCGCGACGCTGTACTGCACGCCTCGCATCATTCTGACTCCCGGCTATACCGGCCAGATGGCCAACTCGCTGGAGACGCTGCGCACGACGACTCCTGGCAAAGGGTACATTCCGTTTGCCGAATACACGGTCACGTTCTCGCAGGGCGTGGGTGAGACCAATGGCGCGCAGATGGTGCTTCCCTCCGCGCACGCGGTGGCGAACCAGTACGGCGAAATCCACGACCTCGAGATGTTCATCGATGAGTTCGGCGCGTGGATGACGGTGGCACCGAACGCGGTTCTGCCAGCTGCTGACGGCGATCCGATTACAGCGGAGCGCGCCAGCGGCTCGATCATGTTCCAGCGCGAGCCCGGCATCGGCAGCACGATCACGCTCAATGGCACGATTGTAACATTCGTGAGCGGCACGCCGACCGGCAATCAAGTCCAGCTCGGCGGTGACCTGATGACGACGCTCGACCGGCTGCTGACGTTCCTCAACGGCTCAGCCGACACAGAGATCAACGACAATACGTACGAGTTGACCGCCGGCACGCTCCTGATCATTCAAAAGGCGACCGGTGAGGCTGGCAACGCTTACACGATCCACACGACGGTCACCGGGGCCTCAATCTCGGGCTCGCACCTGACCGGCGGCCAGGACGCGCAAGCGCCTCAGGACGCAGTGCTGGTGGCTACAATCGGGCTCGGTGCCAACCCGATCTGCTCGATGCTTCCGGGCGTGCTCGACGGCTTGATCGGTCACGCCATCGTGGAGAGCGCCGGCACCGGCCAGATCGCGGACCAGAACTGGCGGACGACGCTCAACCATCCACGGCTGATCGGCGTGTCGGGCGGGGTCAAGATCATGGACCCGCTGTCCGGCAACATCGTCGTGCGACCGCTGGCTCCGCGCGTGGCGGGGCTGATGGTGGCGGTGGACTTCTCGACGGGCTACCCGTTCCACAGTGCGGCAAACCGGCCGATCCAGGGCATCGTGGGGCCGGCGCGCACCATTCCGTTCTCACTGACGGATGGCGCCACCGAAGGTCAGCAGTTGCTCGCCTCCAACCTCGGCGTGGTGGCGCGCGGACTTGTCGGGGTGGAGAGTGCGATCAGCTCGGGCGGATTTGTCTTCATCGGCACGGACAACCTCGGGGACGACGAGCTCTGGCGCATGTACAACGTTTACCGGGGTCGCGATTACATCCACCTCTCGCTGATGCCTGCGCTGCGGACCTACCTCGGTCGGCAGAACATCACGCGCCAGACCATCAAAAACATCCTCGCCACGATCAACAACTTCCTCGGTTCGCTGGTCGCGCAGGAGCAAATCCTCGGCAAGCAAGTCACGTTCAAGGGCAAGCTCAACTCCGCAGAGGAGATCAGGCTCGGCCACTTGACCGTTGGGTTCGCTTGCGAAGAGGCGCCGGTGCTCAAGCGCATCACCACGATGAGCGCCCGCTACAAGCCAGCCATCGACCAGATGGTGCAGAGCCTCGAGCAGGAGCTGAATCTCGGCGTCGCTGCGTAGCGCGACCATCGAGGACGGGAGGAGGAGCCAATGCCGAATCCCGTCCTCGTCATGGACTACGCGAACCTGTTCTGCGGCTCCGCGCCGGAGAACGACAAGGCCAGCAACCATCTCACGCTGATGTCGGTCGAGCTTCCGACCATCGATGTCCAGTACGTCGATCATCGACCGGGCGGTTCACCTGTGGCGATCGAGGTCGACGTGATCATGGCGCGCTTCGAGATCAGGTTCGAGCTGATCGGGATGACGCGTCAGGTTATGGAGCTCGTCGGCAAGTACGTCGTCGGGGCCAACGACTTCTTTTTTTACGGCAACTGCCGCGACTACCTGACGGGGCTGACGATCCAAGCTGAGGCGATTGTACGCGGGCAACTCGGGCGGGTAGAGCCAGGAGCGTTCCGGCGCGGCAACGTGTTCAGCACGAAGTACCAAATCCGCGGTCTTACCCGGTACACGTTCAACCTCGCCAACCGACCGGTCTACGACTGGGATTTCTTCACCACGACTTGGTCGGTCGGCGGCATCAACCAGAACGGCGCGTCCACCGCACCGCTCGGCGTCGAACTAGACACCGCAAACAACACATAGGAGAGCACCGCCATGCCGAATCCCGTCCTGGTAATGGATTACGCGAACATGTTCTGCGGCTCGGGCCCTGCAGACGATCAAGCAAGCAACCATCTGACCTTGACCGAGGTGAAGCTGCCCTCGTTTGAGATGCAGTACACGGACCATCGCGCGGGCGGCGCACCGATCTACATCGAGGTCGGCACCGGCATGGCACGATTGGAAACGACGTTCGTCCTCATCGGCATTACTCGGCAAGTGATGCAGCTCGTGGATTCGTGGGTGCCGGAGCAGAGGAATTTTTACGTCTACGGCAACGTGCGCGATCAGCACACGGGGCAAGCGATCCAAGCCGCTGCGGCGTTCACCGGCCAGCTCGGGCGGAGCGACATCCAGAATTTCCGCAAGGGCGATGTGATGCACATCAACTATTCGATCCGCCAGATCATCCACTACGAGTTCGGTCTCGCGGGCGGGCTCGTTTATTACTGGGATTATTTCAATAACACCCGGTTCCAGGGCGGGCAGGACATGAACGCGGAGATCAACGAGAACCTCCACGTCAACAGTCCAGCACCCGAGTTCATGCTCAACAACTTCTCCATCCCGTTGGGTGGCGGAGCGTAACGCATGACGCTCGACATCCTGCGCAAGACCGGCGGCTGGTGCGTGGAGCTTAACCAGCCGCTCAAGCTCGGCCCAAATAAAGAGATCACGGCGATCGAGATCAGACCTACGACGGCCGATCAGATGATCCGTTGGGGCCAGCAAAGGATTCCGTCCACGTTGGCGCTGCTGTCAGAGTTGTGCGACGTGCCGGAGAAGGTATTGCGCCAGCTTCCCAGC